GGCAGTTCTAATGTAGAAGGATCAAAGGCTGGTATGCTAGTAATCCCTGTTCTGTTTTTAGAAATCATATCTCTTAGCTCTGAGTCATCAAAAGAAGGTCTTTGTCCTATTGAAGTTATCTGATCTTGTAACTGACTTGGATCAAAAGAAGGTCTTTGTGCTATTGAAGTTATTTGATCTTGTAGCTGGCTAGGATCAAAAGAAGGTATGTTACCAAATCTTTTTTCTAAACCCCCTATCTGATCTTGTAGCTGGCTAGGATCGAATTGAAATTGACTAGGATCAAACTGACCAAACTGATCTTGTAATCCGCCTATCTGATCTTGCAGTTGACTTGGATCAAAAGCTGGTATGTTTCCTATTTGATTTTGTAGTCCACCTATTTGATCTTGTAATTGACTAGGATCAAATTGAGGCATGTTACTAAATTGATCTTGTAACCCACCTATCTGTGATTGTAATTGCGAAGGATCAAACTGAGGCATGTTGCCTATTTGCTGTTGGTTTTGTTGTATCATTTCTCTTAGAGAAGAATCATCAAAAGAAGGAGTTTTAAAATTATTCCTAACCATTTCCATAATGTCGTCTTTGTAATCACCTAAGTTAAAGTCTGGTTGTTGAACAGGAGGTTCAAAGCTTGGGCCTCTTTCATTAAAGTTTGGGTTGCCACCTGGAGCCATTCTAGGATCTCCCATTCCATCGTTTCCACCTGGGCCGCCTATAGAAATAAATTCATCTCTTGGTGGACGGGTTGGATCTCTAAATCTTGGTGGTGGTGGAATAAATCCTGCGTCTGGTGGAGTACGACCTCTAAACATATCACCAATGGGATCGCCCATTTTATCTGTAGGCATGAAAGCTTGTTCAGGTTGTATAGGTGCTTGATAACCTTCGGGAGTAAAATAAGCAGGGCCGCCTTGAATTAAGGTAGGTCTAGGTGCTTGTTGTGGTTGCATAGATCTAGGTATAGTAGCATCCGAATCTCTACCAGGTATGCCTTGTCTTTGTTTCCCAAGTATTTTGCTAAATAAACCCATCAGCAAATTCCTTTAAACTTCTTACCTCTAAGAGCAGCACCGCCGCCTCTTGATTCACCGCCACCGTAACCCTTAGGTTGAGGAGCAGATCCGTTAGGAATCTTTTTAAGATCAGAGTAATTAACAGTACCTTGATCTTTAATAGTTACGCTTGCTTTTACATTTTTCATATTAATTTACCTTTTTTTAGATGCTCTATATGCCTTTGCCTTATCTAAAGCAATGGCAATAGCAGTCTTCTTTTTTCTGCCACTGTTAACCAATTCTCCTATATTAGCAGATATAGTCTTTCTACTGCTACCTTTTTTTAACGGCATACTATTTCTTTTTCTTTACCGCTACTGGTTTAACTTTTTTGTTAGCTACAGGCTTGGCCTTAGCCTTAGGCTCAGACTTAACTTTAACTTTTGGTTCTTCTTTTTTAGCCTTGACTTCGACTGCTGTTTTTTTGAGGAGTTTGTCGGCATCTTTATCTGCCTGCTTGGCGATAGCTTCGATGTCGATTTTTCTATCTGCATACTCATTGATGATCGTCCCATTGCCATTGTTTATTTCCTCTTCTTTTTTAAGCTCTTCTTTGTGAATAGCTTTCATTTTATTTCTAACTGAACTCATAATTAACCTCTCATTATATCCATTGCTTTAAATTGTGCTGATTGATCCATTCGATCTCTAGCTATGTTGTCTTTCATTGTAGCTATTTCTTTTTGAATTTCCAAACGCTGTTCTGCCAGCCTTGTATTATCCATAGACTTCATAGCATCAAACTCTTGTCTTTGTGAAAACTCTTCACGCTTACGTTGTACATCATCAGCTTTAATATCTAACTCTTTACCTCTTAGTTCTACTAAAGGATCAGGTTGCGGTTGAGGTGGCATAAACATAGCGTTTATCTGTTCAGTCAACTGAGCAATAACAGCTGCTATATCTTTAGCAACTTTGTCTTGTATCTCTTGCTGATATTGACCAGATACTTCTGGAGGTAGCTGTTGTATTTGTTGCATCATTTGTTGGAACTGTTGATCTTGTGCATTCTGTTCGTCCACTATCTCAGCGGCTCTAAAAGATACATGCTGATAAATGTGCGATTGAATTAAAGATAAGACCATAGGATTGGCTTGAGCAGTCATAGTTCCGTATAGGGACATGTGAGAGTTAATGTGCGAATCGTGATCTTGCCCAGCAAATGCTTGAGCTGGCATACCTGATATCAAAGATGCGTTCTCATTAGCGGGATCCATAGGCATAGGCTGTGGCGTAGGCGGTAGAAGTTTCTCAACATCTTGAACACCCATTGCACCGTACATTCTTCTGTATGCTTCATGCAGTCCAGCGGGGCCATGTATTTCAGGATTACTTTGTACAGTTCTTAATATCTCTTGAGCCAACATAACTCTCTGACTCATAGAGAAAGTATTAGGATCTGATACAGGTAATACGTCTACTCTTTCATCAAAGTCTTGAGCCTTGATAGTTTGGTTTCCGTTAGCTGTGAAGTAAGGATAGTCTGGTGGTAAGTATTCACTAAATACTTTTGCTAGTATCTCAAATTCTATTCTTTGACTTGAGTGAAGTCTTTTATGAATAGCACTCATAACACGAGTACCACGTTCTAGTAGTGCAATCGTTGTTCCTACAGGAGCATTCTGATTTCCTTCACCAACTTGCGTATCAGCTATCGAAGCGAAACGCCTTCCACTGTCAACCAAGATACCCAGGAGAGAGAGTAGGGTTTGGCTTGGCTCCTTAAAAGGTAACGGTACAAAGGCATCTCGCAAACTTCCGCCAGGGGCATCCATGTCTCTGAACTCACCAGGTTGTAGTGGTTGATCATCATTACGAATACGAATACCACGGGCTTTAAATCCAGCAGGTAGATTAGATAAAGTACCTGCGTCAATTAACTGTCTTAAGATAGATGTTGATGCTTTAGATAGGCCGCCTATCATGTGAGTTAAACCAAAGCCATAGAATCCTAAGCCTGGTAAGAACTTATAGTGAACAAAGTAGTTAATACGTTGCTTTAATTGATCTGTTTCTTTGTAGTTTCTACGTATAGATAGGACTTTATCATTAGCTATAGTAATGATATAAGGTAGTTTTATACCTGTTTCTTCGCCTTCTGAGTCTAAATCTTCATAACCTGCGACATCTAACTCAGTATGAACCTCATATACTTTACAAGTATCATCATCGTCATAACTAGGGCTAACGCCTTGTATTTCATCTATTTCTTCCTGTACTTCATCAATATCATCTAGCATGTTGCCAGAGGATACATCTACGTCACGATAGAAGCCTATTTGCTGTAGCTTCTTAACGTCATTCATTGACATATCAATGACATGAGTAATTCTTGTAGCACTGTGTAAGTCAGTAGCAGAGTAAGGAACGATTAAATCTTCACTAGGTATGAACTTTGATACAGCTCTTCCTAGATTCTGATCGTAGTAAACTTTTCTAAAAGCAGAACCCGATAGCGGTAGATAGAATAACATCTGATCTGTCTCAGAATCGTACTCTTTCATAACCTGCATAAGCTGGTAGTTCATGAACTCTTGTACACGTGCTGCCTGTTGTTCTGTTTCGGCATTAGACATACCTATTACTTGGGTCTTAACAGGCCCTTGTGATGGTAGTATTTCGTTGTAAGCTTGGGCTTGGAACTGAGTAACGGATTCGGCTAAAAGCGGGTGCATAACTCCAGAGGCACCTTCAAACGGCTGGGATCTTTCCTCGTACTTCATACCTAGGTATTGAAGACCCTCTTTGTATGTCTTCTCCCAGTCAGATCTTGATTCTTTATCCGAATCAATACTGCCCATAAGATCATCCATAAGGCTGTTTAGCTCAGAAGACTCTACTTCCTCAGCTAAGTTAGCATAGAAGTCTGTATCTTCCATCGGCGGAGTTGCCTCACCGAACATGATGTTTCCATCTTCCATTTCCTCGAAGCCTTCGAAGTCAGGATTATCTTCTTGAATATCTACTTCTACTTCTACTTCCATTTCCTTTGAACGATCACGAACTCCTAGCTCAAGTTGATCTTCAAACGTAATAGCTTTATCTATGTCTGCCATGTTAATCCTGTATTAGTTTTCCTAGCTCTCTCTTCATCTCTTCAATTTCTTTAGAATCTTTATTATAAGCTTTGTTGCTTATGCTTGAAGAATCTTGTTGAAGTCTTCTTTCTTGATTCTGTATTTTGGTCTTTAGTTTATCAACTTTAGGAGCTTTAGCTTTTTTTACAACTTTTTTTATAAACTTGCTAATGTGTGTAACCCCTTTTTTTTTGCTCATTAGTTTTGCCCTTGTCTCATTCTTCTCATACGTGCACCGCCACCTTCTATGGCTGTGGCTGCTGCCGCACCTGCCGTTGCAATACCTGCAACTTTGGCTACGTTCTTAGCTGTCTTTATTTTAGGTGGTAGTTTTGATTTAGATGCTGGAGATCTTGTACCTGGTGCTAGCTGTCCTTTGACGAATGGCTTTACCTTTGCCTTATCACCTATTCTTTTTCCCACGGGTGGAAATAACTCATCCTTAACTTTCTTAGCTCCAGACATAATCTTCTTAACGCCCTTCTTAACTAAATTTTTTTTCAACATATCATTTCCTAATAATAAACTCGTTGTCTAGGTATGGGCTCTTCATCTTCTTCATCCGAGTCCAATCTTATAAAGTTACCTTGACGAAATCTTAGTATAGCCTGTGTTGTTGAATCTACAAAATCGTCATGCTCCCCAAATGGGAAGGCCGCACATTCCTCTATCACTTCTTCTGCGAAGATTGTATCTGGAGCCCAAACCATGCCCGCCTCAAATACTGGTGAAGCCGAATGTACACGAGTAACTTTGTCCTTCCCTCTTGTGGGTCGGTAGTTCACTACAGGTATACCCATCATCCTTAACTCATGCGTCAAAGGTGTACCACTTGCTTGGGATTCTACCAACACAATGTCAGGTTGCCAAGACATATATTCATCATAGGCTGTACTCTTCAATTCTGGGAAATCCCAACGCCCCTTCTTAGCATCGAGAAGAATGATCGACTCAGGAGATCCATCGCTAGGACGGAACACCCCCCATGTGGTTATGGCGGAGTAGTCAGCTGTCTGTTTAGAACTAAAGGCTGTATCGTATGACTGCAATATATAGGTGGTGTTAGGCGGCTCATCGTGTTCCCACTTCTGCCACCAGTCTCTCTTGAGTAAAGCACCCTCTTCTGAGGTAGGGTTCTGCATATACTGAGCATTCCACTTCGATATAGGGATAGATGCCTTAACAGACTCAAGCTCTTCTATCTTCCAGAACTCGGGCCATAAAGGGGTGTTATCGTCTAATATCGCAGGTAATTCTAGTATATCCCACTGATCTGCGTGCTCTTCGCCCATTCTCTTAAGAAGCTTCTCAGTTAGATCTAGCGTACTCCAACGCGTCATAACGATTACTATGATTCCGCCAGGCTGTAGACGCTGTCGCGGCCCAGAGGTATACCATTCGTAAGCAGACTCTAGTGCAGAAGGTGAGAGGGCATCCTGTTCTGAATGAGGATCGTCAATGATAAGGAGGTCAGCACCCCTACCCGTGATGGCTCCGCCAACACCCGCCGCGAAATATTCTCCGCCATGGTTGGTTTCCCATCGTCCTGCTGATTTACTATCGGCTGATAGTCGAACCTTCTCAAAGATTTGTTTGTACTCATCAGTATCCATAAGGTTTCTAACCTTACGTCCAAAACGAGCAGATAATTCTGCCGTATGGGTAGTTTGCATTATTTTCATGTCAGGATGCAAGCCCATCATCCAGCTAGGAAAGAACACAGATGCGAACTCTGATTTGGTATGACGCGGTGGCATGTTAACGATAAGGCGTTTAGTCTTACCCATAGCCACGTTCTCTAGCTTCTTAGCGAAGAGCTTGTGATGTTCGCCCTCGATGAAGCCATCCCATACATGCTTAACGTATTCAATGAAGTCAGTGTTAGCTTTGTTGCTAACCTCCATTTGCTTTAGGCGACTTTGAATCATAACGATCTCTTTTAAAGTATCGTCAGGTACGTGCTCTAGCTTATTTTTTTTATTGGGCATTTGAAAATGTTTTTTTTCATTTGTAATATGGTACCCCATTATGGTACCTAATTAACGACGGGGGGGGTAAAATGGTTTAGATGGTATTTGTATATACTTATAGTTATATATATACCCAAAAAAAAAACGGCACGCCCCTATATATGGGGGTACCCCCTAAGCAAAACGCGATTTCAAAAAAACGACTTCCGACCCAATAGAGACCCATGACAAGTTTACTTGACATATTATAATGT